TAGAAGTTTGACTTGCTTCCATTGTAAGTATTATATGCACTAAGTGTCTCACCATCACGCCCATTTTTGTAATAATTCCTACTCATCGTTTTCCACTTAGGTGGTTTATTTTCTCTAGCCATTCTTTTTCCTTCTTGAACCATTTCCATAAAAACTTCTTTTGGATCTTCTTGATTGTTACTTTGATTTAGTGAGCTAAATCTCCAAGCATATTTCCAAGAAAATTTATAATCCACTTCTTTACCATCTACTTCAAGTCTTATACCTGTATTTGTCATCAATACATATTTCACTTCACTATATGCCTTTTTACCATGACCTCGGAAATAATATAAAAAACTTTGTAAGGCACCTTGTCCCCACACTTCACTAAAAAATTTTTGTAAGTCTTCGTGTACGTCTTTTGTAATAACCTTCATCAGAATGAACCTCCATCGATAGTTATGTTCTCTAGTGAGCGAGTCGTACCAGAGCATGATATGACTTGAGATGCACCTGCACAATCATTTACATACAGAGATCCAATCTCTAAAGCACCCCAAGTGTTTACTGTCAATACGCTTGAACTCTCGGATACTTCAGCACCTATTGCAATTCTACTTGTAGAATCATCCCAGAACACTGCTGCTTTCTTTGCTGACCCACTATAGTAATTCATTACGATACCAACATCCTTGTTAGTATCACTGCCTAGTGCAGAACCATCCACCACCTGTAACTCAAGAAGTACATCCTCAATAGTTGTGTTGACTGTATTTAAGTTTGTGACTGTGCCACTCACTGTGAGGTCACCACCAACTGAGAAGTTACCAGTTGAGTTTATGTTACCAGTTACATTCAATTGTGATCCATTGAATGTAAGATTACCACTGTCTTGTAACTCACCGTTTGATCCAGCTGTTACAACTCTACCAGAGGTAAGATCTGACACTTGCATTGATGCAACTGTTGCTACACCAGACACATTGACATTGGTTGTTTTCAAGAAAGCAACCGTACCAACACCTGTCACATTGACTTCGACAGCACCTGTACCACCACTTTGAGGGTTATTGGGTGCTGTGTCCCATGATAAATTACCTGAACCATCAGACTTCAAGTACCCTGTATTGACAGCAGCTGCTGGCATTACATAATCTTGATTGCTTGAAACTGATAAAGGTGCTTTGATTGTAATTGCATGTGATCCATTATTTCTTGCTTCTGTTAGTTTTACTCCAGACGCTGCTGTAGCACTACCTTTTTCCCAAAATCTTCCTGATCCAATAAATTGGTTATTACCTGTTGTAGAGTCTATACCAACATATAAATCGTACTTGTCTACAGTGAATCCTGGTTCACCTGCTTGTAGACCTGGTAAACTTGCGAGATTACCTCTCTTAAACTGTAATACAGGGTTCGCCATCTTTTAAAAATTTCCTCAGTAGTATTTAGATTTTATGTCCAAGTTCCAGCATCAAGATCAATTTTATTATCTAAAGCCTCGTCAAGTTGATTGATAACTGTTGTAGATAAACCTACAGCTCCTGATAAAGATCCAGCAGCAGAGTCAACCACTGCATCAGGACTCACGAAAACAAAATTGTCAGCGTTGGGATCATATGACAATACAAAATTAGTTCCTATACCAGTTCCCACTGCTGTAGAAATAATGTCTGTGATGTCTCTTAGATTTGCCACTCCTTCCTCCTCTACAGTAAATGCGACGATTGGTTGACCGTCAAGTGTGGTGTCTGCATGATCAGATACGATTCCGACTTTAACAACTTGAATTGCCATATCATTGTGATGCTGTTGGAATTACTAATGCTTGACCCTGAAAGACCTTGGTTTTGACATTACTATTCCTGTTTATAATTAAAACATCATACTCATATCTACCAGCAGTTATGATACCAGTTTGTGCAGCAGTGAGACTTATGGTAAGATTACCTTTAGCAGGTTGTCCACCAAATGTAGCAGCAAAAGCAACATGACCTGATGCTTCTGAATGCTTCCTCATCTTTGCCGAAAAATCAAAGTTAGTTAAATCCAATGGCGAGTTATCTCTTTTACCTAGGTCAAAGGTAGAAGAGAAATCTGTTCCCTTATCAATTTGTATATTGACTGATGGTACTGCCATAGATCTTCTTCAGTATTTCTATTTATTTTGTTTTAAAATTAGTGATTTCAACAGGTCTATCTCACCACGAAGTGTATCTAGTTCCTCTCTTTGAGAAAGACGTAGTTTTTTATCATTCATGTATCTAGCGTACGCAGCGTTATCAGTGTTTACTATCGCTGTCGTCTTTAGATCTCTTATCAGTGACGGGTGATTTTCCACCTTTGCTTTTGATCGGGTAGGTTTCATCTAGTGTTCCTTCTAGGATTTCTGCTGCTAGGCTATAAGCGTTGATCATGCTACTGCTATCGCTCTGAAGTCGAGTAATTGTGGTACTTGTGCTTGATTGATTGAGGTCAAACATACTTTTACTTGGAATCCTGTGAACGCTGGTAGATCATCTGAAGTAAATTCATACTCAAGGAATTGATCTTCCAAACTAGGAACCACATTTCTGTCTGGTTTACCACTGTTGTTTTTATCAGAGATAACAAACCCTGCTGCATCAAGGTTTTCAAAACCTGGCATCAGTTCAAACACTTTATCTATACTATCAGAGTCTGCTCTGAATAGTCTATACAACACTCTTATGTCAGCAGATGGTGGTCTAAATGCAGCAAACAATACCTTAAGAGATGTAGCAGGGTTCTCCAACCTTATCACTTTTGTAAGATATAGATTATCATGCGGATCATCTAAGTTGTTTGCTCTACTGCTTGTAGCATAGTTTTCTATAGGTCTGTTTATTCTTGATGTAGAAACGCTTATAGAACTCTTGAATGCATCTACCACAGGTGATACGTTTTCATTATCAGTGCTAAGTTGTAAATCTAAAGTCAAAGATTTTTGACCAGGCAATGATCCCATCTGAGCAGTCTCATTGTCTTTTGATGCAACAATCCTAGGATTAGGATAAGTTGTAGCATTTACAAGTGATACTGATTCATAACCTTGATCTGCAAATGATGCTTCACCACCACTGACACTGGTTCCAGCTGTTGTTCTCAACCTTGCATCAAGTCCAGTTCCTTTTGGAATACTGTGTGCGACACTTGGAATAGCAGTATCAAACATTATATTGGTAGTTCCTTTACCTCTAGTTCCACCACCAGGTTTGTCTTTAGAGAATAAAGTAGTTCCAGTAATTTTGACATGGTAAGAATCAAGAGTAACCTTGTCCTCGATAGCAGTCGAAACATTTATGAGTGAGTGTTGAGTATTCAATTTTCTTAGTGACACACCTGATAGTTCATATTTTTGAACTGGTGTACCCACTGGATAGGTTCTTGCAAAGGTATTATCATTACCTCTTGTTATAGTACCACTCAATTGGTTTACACCAACAGATGTGTATTGTATAACTTCGTCGCCTAATAAAGCAAAACCAGGATTGCTGGCTGTTACTTGTGCTCCCTCAAAGAAATTGAATCCTGTACTACTTGCCACACTAACAATGCTGGTGTCACTAACTCCATATGCTACAGTTGTTTTTGTAGGAACAGTATCACCTGTAATTCCATTGATACTCACAGTATTGTTGTCTGCGTAGTTACCATGATTAGGGTGACTTACTTTGAAGTGTAATCCATCGTATTGATCAGTATTTGTTGTCACAGTTGATGGTATAATGTTTGATACAGTTACACCATAACCAAGTGAAGGATTGAAGTATTGTATCTCATTTGTTGTGTCAAATGTTCCTTTACTATTTGTCAATAGCAGTGAGTTAGTACCAGTTGTAACACCTACAGTTAGTAGTAGATTTTGTCCAAGACCCTTTGTACCAAGAGCAGCAGTGAGTGTGTCACCAACTTGATATCCTGTTCCTGTTTGAACACCCTTGACAGTGACACCAGTAATAACACCAGAAGATACAGTTACAACTCCAACAGCACCCGATCCGTTTCCTGAGAGAGAAGTGAACGTAGCACTGCTATATGTGGCATCCTCATATCCTGTTCCCCCATTGGTAATTGATATAGTATTTGCTGCAGTTCCAAGATGTCCAAGTTTTGCTGCCACAATACCTGATGCTCCCGAATTGGAGTCTTGAAGAATCTGCGTTCCTAAATCTACAATACCATCACCAATAGCAGAACCTAATCCGACAGTAACTCTTTTAGAAAATGTTTCTATTGGGTTCTCTGGCAAATTATTACGAGAACCAAAAGTACTTAATTGTGGATTGTAAAATCTTACTGTACCTGCGTCAGTTACAAACTTTGCTTTACGTGCAGTATATTTCATGTCTTCCAACTGTGATGGAGTCCATGTTCCAGCTGTCTGTCCTTTGAATAGAGAACCAAGAGAGGGTTGTTTTGTTACTATGACCTGTCCCAGCTCTGTATTATCAGCAGTAGAAATATCTGCTTCACCAACCTGACAAATCCACTGATTATATTCAGATGTTGCAGTTACGATAACAAAAGCATATTCTCCAGTTGGTAAGTAAATCGGGGATGGGAATGTAAATGTAGTTGCTACAGAAGCGTCTGAAGACACATTGACTTGATCAGGATTCAATACCACTTGTCCATTCTTGACAATATTTCTAGATGGATATCCATTGACCACATTTACAACTCTCACATCTAGAGGTATAGTTTCAGACTTAGTAGCAAAGAAGAAGTCTACTGATGTCATAAAGATACCAGGATTTTCCTCTACTTGGAATGTTTGTGCTAGTGGGTCATCATCTACTTCTTGAACTTGATTGATGACGGTGTTCTGTACATTTGTTATATTATTTGTAACGTTAGTAATATTGAATATAACAGGTTCTGGTATGACAGGAGGTGCTGGCTCTGTTCTTTCAAGGGTAGTATTTGTTATCAATGTACCCTCAGAAAAGTGATCTGCTGCAGCTCTTGAGAAGTTCAAGCCAGGAAAATTATCTTGTGGTCTTAGACTTGATAGCAACGCAGTGTTTGTACCGTTCTCAAATCTGCTTGGTGGTATGTAATACGAACCAAGTAGTGCACCTAGATCATCTGTTATGAGTCTTATCTGACTGATTGTTGCTTCAGCACCACTTGTCTCACCAACAAGTGTCATGCCAACCAAAGCAAACCCAAAGAAGTTTCCATCTGACTTCTGGTTCAATGACTGTATATCAACATTCAATACAGTTGTGGTCTCAGAATAAGCAGATGATAGACCTACATTTGGTGCATATGGGTTTGTTAGGAATGTAATTGTAGGAGCGTTGAAAGGTCCGTCTTTATGATTAGGTGCTGCTAATCTAAATCTTAGATCTGCACCTTGACTGGTATTTTGAGTAGATACTGAAATACCACGAACTGTTTCACCTATCTGAAAAGCACCTTGTACTGGTGTTACTTCAAGTAATTTTGGTATGGTGCGAATATTATTTTCTACCATATCCTCACCAGCAAATGAGTTATAGTGATTAGTACCAGGTTTTAATCGAGTGGCAGTAAACGCTATGTTCTGCTCTCTCATATTTGGTATTGATTCCTCATCAATGATAATATCATTTGAGAATCCTATACCGTCATCTTGCACCTCAAAAACTCTTTCGGTAAATATATCAGACTCTGGATTTAGTGTAAGATTACCATTCCAACTCCTCATCATATAAGGGTTTATATTCTCTACTCTTGTTGCGAAAGGTTGGGATCTATCTAAAACTTCTTCGTAATTTAGGGTAACTAAATCACCAGTCATTTTAATATTAGGTGATCCTAAATCGGTGGCGTATCTGGGATCGACTGAAAGATCTGGAGTGCCATTAGTACCCACAACACTAGCAGAACCGATAAGCAAATCGATAGAATCTGAGTGTTTTCTTGGTGTGAGTTTTCCCTCATTGATATCGTACTTTAGGAATGGAACTGTTTTATCAGCAACATCAAAGTTGTTGAAGGGGTCTACTACAAATCCATTCTTGAATCTGTCAAGACCTGTGGTAGGATCTGTAATAACTAAACTATCAGTTTTATTTTCAAGTAAAGAAAGTGCAGTAACTACCTCTATATTTTCTATTCTATTCTCCAGAGCACCAATCTCTTTCATAGTGTAACGTTTATTAGCACGGAAGGTGATTGTTACCTCACGTTTTGCATCATAAACATATGGTTGATACTCTATTTTTGCGAGTTCAAATGACTCGGATATAGTCTCTGGTTCTACTGGTCTTACAGCAGGTGTTCCTTGCTGAACAGTGAAAGTAGCATCTCTGTTGAGGAACAATCTATCTATCCTACCAAGGTAGTGATTGTAATCAAACGTTATATTCTCATCAGAAACCAAGACTGATGGTGATTGTCCACCACCACTGAAATCTCTAGAGTCAAATTCAAATGGTGATCTGCTACCTGTGTATGCTGCTACTCTAGGTCTTAGATCAATAACATCAGTGTTACGGATATTGTCAAATGCTGGAACAGAGTCAAAGTTATCCTTTGTGTAACTATTAGCAGTGAGTATATCACCTGAGTCTTCAGAGTTTATAACATAATGGTCAAAGTAAACAGTCAATCTACCCTGTGGTTCGGGAAATCCTTGTTTACGAACAAGTCTTCCATAGTCATAGAATTCTTCTCTCTGTCCTGTATCTAAAATAAAGTTACTTCTAATATTAGGATCGCCAGAGTTTACATTTGAAAGTACAGCTCTTACTCCACTCTCTTCAAAAAATACTTCTTCATCCTCTTGGAAAGCGGATGGATTTTTGAATAGTACATCAACCTTCGTAGTTCCATTTCTTGAAAGAACTTGTGCTGCAGCACCAGAACTTTTACCTACACCAATCTCACCTACTATGACATCGGTATTGTTGCCATTAGGTCCATTAAATGATCCGAGTGTCATGTTAGGTATGGATGCATCTCCAATTCCAGATGACTCAAAAACTGCAACGATATTTACAACATCAGGAACATCAAGAGATATCTCTCTATCCTGTACACGTTTTCCAAAAATATCACTTGGTGTCAATCCATCTTGTAAACCTGTGGTGATACCAGAATTACTTCTACTTGAACCAGTTATTATTTTAGTCGCTTCACGTACAAGTGTTTTTTGTTTTGATTTTACTTTTGATTTTTGTTGAGTACTATGTACAACCACACTTGATTGACTAGCAGTAAGACCAGATATGGTAACCCCTTTACCACCACCTGTTAGAACTACTTCATCAGATGTCAATTGCTGAACAGATCCATCAGAGTATACAATCGTATATCTTTCTTCATCAAAAGGTGCATATACTAAATCTGTTCCTGATAGAGATGGTAGATCCATCTGTCCACTACCGTTTGTTGATTGACCTGTATTTTCAACTCTTATTTGTAATAAAGAAGTTGTAAGATCTAATGATTCAACGTTTGTATTTGCTAGTTCTGAATATAAGAAACCACTAGAAGAATCTCTTAGTTTACCTGTAACGATTTTTAGATCACTGACAGTTGTGGTAGAACTTGGAAGAGCTTTGTGACATATACCTGATATAGTATTAGGTGCTGCCACCACAGTCACATTATTATTTGTTGCACTTACAGCACTTACCACGTTGAAAGTAATATCAGTGATACCTCCACGTTTGTATGATATAACATCACCAACCTTGAAGTTGGACACCCAACCTGGTGTACCACTTGTCACCACTCCACCACTGGTGATACTAAATGATCTACCTGTAAAGTCTTTCTTTGGTTCTAGAAGCACATCAGCAGCAAATGTTCTACCAGCTGCTGTAGACCTAATTGATTTGACATCACCTAAATCGAATTCACTAATAGCAGTTATCACCCTACCATTAATATTACCATTGATTATAATTTGCTCATCATTTATAAATTTACCTGACACTTGATTCAGAGTAACAGTTGTGCTATTTGACACAGCAGTTCGTAAGAAACCTCTTGCACCACTATTCCTACCCTCTATAACTGCAGGTAGTGCTATTGTGTGTGCTTGATTTATTGTAAGTTCTGTATCTGTTTGGATATCAAATAAGAATATCTCAAACACACTGCTATCTCCCGTATAACCTGCATTCTGCAACTTGTAGTCATATACTCTTGCCCTCCCTATTGAATTACCTGCTGCATTAGATTTAGTAGAACCTAATCTGGCACTTCGTAAATCAAGAAAGTCTGATGTAGCAGCAGACAAATTGATTCTAGCAGAACTAAAGACATTATTCAGTCTTAGTCTATTACCAGCTTGAAAAGGAACAGCAGACGATTCTACTAATCTTGTTGTTCTTGGTTTTGGTACGTCAATATAATTTGACCCTACTGATTTAGTTTCGTATCCTTTGACGTATGCTTTACCAGGACCGACTCTTATATTCAATAGATCTTTTGTTGGTACATTACCCTCATCAGTTTTTCCTTCAGGGAAGAATGTTCCAAACACAGAGTGTCTATCGTTCAAACACTCTTTTGCTTCAAGATCAAATTTAGTAACAAAATAATCACCACTCTCGTCATATGTTCTTCTTGCAAATTCTTTTGCTAACTCTGCGTAGAGAGTTGTCTCTATAATTTTTTTGGTTTCTCCAGTATCAAGACGTTGCAATTCAATAAAGTTTTCATCTTGAAAATCTGTTAGTTCTTTCTTAATAAGTGATAAACTAATCTTGAGCCTATCAGCACCAGGAGCAGTGTAATTGGAGAATCCAGCAGCATTATCATATAAACTGTTATCATCAACAGCAGTGATAATTTCCTCTTTAACATTGAATCCTACTCTATATGATGGTAGATTTGTGTACTGATCAAGTATAATAGTCTCTGGGTTTACCTCTACAAACACTCCTCTTGCAAAGAATACACCTCTAGTGATAGTGAAAGATGAACCTATTGAGGCACAGTTTGAACCTATGGTTGTAGCAAAATCAGATCCATTTGAAATGGTTGTTACACCATAAGTAATGTCTGCTAGTGTTGTAAGTGTTTCACCATCTAAAAATTGTTCAGACAAATAATCATCAGAACTTTTTTCATATTTTACAAATAAAGTTGTATTATTGGTTATGGAATCTGATGATGATAATACTTTTACAACTTTTGCAGTGATGCCAGATGTCTTGCCTTGTATTGTTACACCAACTAACTTATCATAATAGAGTTCTACAGGAACACCAAAGAATGTAGATTCTACTTTTATAGAAGTATATTGAGCATCGTATTTGAATACACCAGGAATCACCATCGATCCCTCTTTGAATATATGTTTACCAAACTTTTCTATCTGACTTTGTAAGATAGATTGTAGTGTGGTAAGTTCTCTAGCTTGTATTGGACTGCCAGGTTTGAATAAGACTCGATTGAAATTCTTCGACGAGTCGAAATCATCAAAATATGGACTGACGTTTAGGTTGGTGTTCTGAGGCATCTTATTAGAATTCTAAGATAATTTTAATATCTTCACGTTGGTTAGTTGCTCTAGTCACTTCTGGTCTTTGATCAATGTAGATAATGTTACCAGAGTATTTTTTGATCTCTGGATTAGCAAGTCCACTGTTATATGTCTGACCAAAATAATATGTTCTTGAGTTCACTGTGGTTGAAACTCCTGTAAAACCAGTATCTATAGATAAGGTTTCTGTTCCTCCTGTGGTTTTGACGATTATATTCGCAGAACCACCAGTTGCAGGTGTTGCAGTAAATCTATTTAGTTTGTATCCGTAAGTGGGTTTATTACCTGAGGAGTCATTTATAGCAACGGATCTGTCTTGCCAATACTGCAATGATTTAGTTACAGGATCATATCCTATTATTTTACCAATAGCAGTAGATCCTACACCCACTGTTTGAGTTACATCACCATCAACTGCCACAGACATACTTGTAGTCGCAGCACCAGCAAGTCTCA